ATATGTTCCCATCACAATCTTGACAGAACCATCATGTCTTGTTGCAATTGTTTCAACACTTACTGGTAAAACTAATTTTGCCATGTCTTATTTTTCGTATTCTTCAACAATCTGTTTCATTTCTTTCAGTGCTGATTTTATGCATGGAACACAATTGGATGTCTTTGTATTTCCACCAATGTATTTTCTTTGCATTTCAAACAACACTTCTTTCTGTTTTGGATTGATAGTGTTGTCAACTTCATCCAACAATTTCTTGATTGCAAGGTAATCATTTTCAGTGACTTGAAGAAATTCCCACTTGTCAAATGGACATCTGCTGAATGACAATTTTGTTTTTGCATCCATAAAACAACCACATGTTTTTTTGTCACCAATCTTGTCACCAATTATTGCAGTTCCACATGTTCTTGTTTTTGGTTTGAAGTATTCACATTCTTCACATATTGCAATTCTTTTTTGTGCAAGTTTTTTATCAGCTTTAAATGGTATCATATTAAATCTTTGATGTTCTTTTTTACTTTATTAATTGTGTACTGAATAGATTTAAAGCTGATTCCAGTTTCTTCAGATAGTTGTCTGACAGACAACCCAGTTTCATAGTATAGTTGAAACAACTTTCTGTCATATTCATCAAAGTGTGTCAAGCAATCATCAATCTTTTCATTCATTTCATTCAATGTTTCTTGATGATGTTCTGGTGAATTTATATTTGCCAGATGTTCAAGAAATGATTCATCACTTTGAATCTTCTTCTTTTTATATTGCACCATCTTCTTGTTGAATTGTGACTTTGCTGAATAGTATTTGACCATCATGATTTTGCAGATATATGTTTTTATTTTTCCAGAATCAATGATTATAAGTAATCTGTGTTGATTCATGGTCATCAATTGAAGGAATGTTTCTTGAACCAAATCTTGTGACAAGTCTTTGTCTTTGGTTTGCTTTATTGCAAAGCCAAGAAAGTAGTCAAAGTCTTTGTATATCCATTCAATTGGATGCCACTTGTTTTTCATAACCCACAATAACCAGAATCACATTCATTGAAGTCATCAAATGACATTTCAATCTGTGGTTTGTAATTTATTATTTCTTTATATGTCACACCCTTTCTGAATGTGTTTGGTTTGTTTAATTCTTCCATTTTAGAAAACCATTTCATTTTGTTTGGATGTTCATTTGACATCTTATTCAAATACAATTCATTTCTGTGAAAACATCCAACACAATTGTTTTTGTATTCTTTTGAAAATTTCACTGGTTTGTCATTCCAGTATTCTTGAATATGGTCTTTGTAAATAGCATCATCAATCAATGGAAATGTTGGTTTTCGCCATGTATAGTTTTTCCATTTTTTATTTCCATTTTTATGAAATTCAAATGCATATTTCATTGATTCCATTCCATTGTCATCCAGATTTTCAATGACTTTCTTTGCTCTTTTCATTTCGTTTGCTCTAAAACCAATTCGCATTTCAACTGGTTCTGATATTGTATGAAACCACCATTCAAAAATAGGAAACATCTTTAAGTAAGATGTGCAATATCTTGTCATCATATTTGGAAGATAGTGACTTCCATTTTTACCTTGATTTTTTTTCTGATTGATAATGTCTTCAAATGCTTCACCAGTCACAAAAGTGATATTTCTTCCAATCATTTGTTCAAGTTGAAGAATGTATTTCACACAATCATCTTGTTCAAGTGTTCCAATGAATTCTTGTCCAATCTTGTCTGAAACAATCTGTCTGATTTTTTTATCTGGAAACAAGCAAGACTTGTCATTTGTTCTGACTAATGCAAACACATCAAAGTCTGCTGGATAATTAGCAGATATATATGCAGATGTTTGTCCACCAGATATTGAATTGACTTTTTTCATTCTTTGATTGTATAGTTCACATCAACATCTGGAATGGTGCAATTGATATACCATTCTATTGTTTCAATAGCTTGGTCAAATCCAGTGCAGACATGTGCTTCAAATCCCCTTTTAGATAGTTCATTCAGTGTTGTTTTTTGTGCTTCAGTTGGATAGTTTCCTTTGACTTTCAATTCAACTGCAAGTCCATGTCTGATTCTTCCTTGAATTATTCTTGGTTCATAAATGAACAAATCTGGAAACCCTTTTCTGAATCCACCTTCTTTTCCTTTTCTTCTTTGGGAATGATGCTTGATGTATATTCCACCAAGTGAACCATTGATGAAGATTGATGAATGTTGAAGTTTCATGTATTTAATGACTGCTTTTTGCAGTTCATGTTCATTCTGTTTGCGCATATATTTTTTTTCCATTTAATGTTGGAACAGATTTTTCTGTGTAGTAGTTTTTATGCTTGACATAAAATTCACCATTGTCAATTGTACCAAATTGCAATTCCCAAAGTGATTTGGTCACCATCTTTTTTTCTTTTTTCATTTCAAAAAATCTTTCAATCTTTGCACTGAACTTCTTTCAGATAGTGTTGACCAGTTTGAATTGTATTGTGAATGTTGTTTTTCTCTTTCAGTCACAATCATTCCAGTTCTGGTGATGTCATATCTGACAAGCCATTCCAGAATCATTCCACCATCAATTCTGTCAAATACTTTTTCATTAATCTTTGCAAGTTTTAAACACATTGATATATCATACCAATTAAAATGACCAAACTTTTGTGTGATTAAATATGCAGTTTCTTCAAGTTGGTGTTTATCCATTTTGCTTTTGCAATTGTAAAAGTCTTGAAACTTAATCAACAACAACATGATGATGTCAATTGTTTTTTCTTCTTCCATCTTCATCTGCTTTGTCAATGATGGTGGTTTGTCTTCAAGTGCAATTGAAACAATGTCATTCATCTTCATCTTCAGAATCTGTTTATTAAATTCTGGTTCAATAGGTGTCAACATTTTATTGTCTGTACTTGGCAAGGATGTCATCTGCAATGTCATTTTGTTTTGTTGTTTGTTTTAGTTGTTTAATAATATTCACCAAATTAGAATTTATTTGTGACAATTTCACTTGCTTCTGCAAAAATGGTTCAAGATTCTTCCAGTTATTAAAGATGTATTTTAAAGCATTCAAAACACTTTCTGGTGTGTCATCACCTTTTTGTTTGCAAAGTGTCTTCAGATAGCTTAAAATGGTCTTCATTGCTTTACCTTGAATTGCATCAATCTTTGCTGGTGCATCAAAATTTGACAAACAGAATTTGTGATAAATGTCAATAGACATTTTATATATGTCTTTAGCATCTGATTTAGTATTTGTGTTTTTAGTATCTGGTATTGGTTTGTCTATTTTAGCAAATCCATTTGTGTGTTTTGACAAATCCATTTGTGTATTTGAACAATTCCATTTGTCAGAATCAACAAATCTTTCTGTGTCTGCAATTGCAAACCATTTTGTTCTGTCATACTTCGCTGAATTGAAGTTGTCTTCAATAATGTATTTCTTGTCAACAAGTGACTTCAATATTCTTCTGATTTGACTTTTTGTGAAGTATGGAAAAAGTTCATCAAAAGCAGACACTGAATTGTATGTCCAGAATCTGCCCTTGTGAAAGTGTTTATCATTGGCTTTGTTTTTACGAATCCAAAAGATGAAGTGTTTCATCATAATAGATTCAGCAAGACCAATTTCTTTTGCAAGATTTATGTCAAAAGAATGTTCCATTTTCAATTGTTTATTGCTTTAAAAAGTTTCAGTTCAGAAATCTGCTTCAATTTAGCAATTTTTTTGATTTGTGAATTCATCAAATTTGCATCAGAAAGATATGTGTCAAGTGTTACTCTTGACAAGTTCAGTTCTTTTGCCATGTTTGATTTTGTTTCAAACAAATTCTTGAACAATTGTTCTGCTTTGTTTTTAGGTGTCCAAGTCATTAGAATGGCAAGTCTTCTGGATGCATTGTTTGACCACTTTGTTCAGCAAAATTTTCCATTTCATTTGCAATGTCTTTTTTTGCTTGTGTTCTTGTCACTGACTTTGTTTCAATGCCAGTTCTTAATTCAGCATGTTGAACTGGTTTGTCATCCATAACCCATGCAACAATTTTATCAGCCATATTAAAAACAGAATTTAAGTCTGTATTGTTGTTTGCAATACACAAGTCTGATGCCACCTTCAATGAAGATTGCTTCACAATCATCTTCTGTCTGTCTGGATTTTCACCAAATGCTTGTCTTGGTGTGAATGACTTTTGCTGAAAGTGTGGTTTGATTTTTTTACCATAAGAAGTTTCAGTCAGTTGATATTCCTTTTCTTGACCAACTGGAAAATTCTTGTTTCCACCATCTTCTGATTTTGACAAATATTCACCAACATCTTCACCAATTTCAATTTCAAATTTGTAAAACATTCCATGTTGAAGTTTCAAGTTTCCATTTGATTGAACACTTTTGACAATTCCTTTTTTGATTTCCATAATTTATTTATTAAATGTTTGATTAATTAATTCATCCAATTCTTCAACTGGATTTCCAAAGATATGATTCAATGAATCACATTTCAAAGTTTGATTCTTTTTATTTGGTTTACCAAGTGCATTCCATTCTTCAATAGTGTTGTCTAATGGATTGCATTTTTGTCTTGCATCATACCATTGTGATTCTTTTGATTCAGCTTCAATTCTTTTTGCTTCTGCATGAAGATGTGGATTGCTTCCAAACACTTCTTCAATAAATTTTTCAAATAGTCTTGACATCTTATTCTTCTTTAAAAAGTTTATAAATATGACCAAATGGTTGGTCACTTAAATACCAAGTAATATCACCAGCTTCTTTGATAGTTAAATGAAGAACAAATTCTTTTTCAGTAAGTGATTTAAAAATTGATTCTTTTGTTGATGGATATTCTTCCATCCTTTCAACCAGAACCACTTTGTATTCTGGCTTTAGTTTAGATAATAAATTCATTGTTTAGTTGTTTAAATTATTGTGCAATATAGTTAAATAAATTTTACATATCATCAATGATGTCAAGAAACTTGTCATTGGTTTTTGCAACAATATAAGTTGCAGTCACACCCCTATTGTTTTTCATTTCAATTGCACCAACAACTTTTCTTTTGACTTCTTTGACAAGTTCTTTTTCCCTACATGACAACTGAAAGTCAAGCATCTTTTGAATATGTTCATCACCAAATCCACTTGCTTTGATTTCATTAATCATCATTTGCATTCGCATTAAGAATTGTGTTCTTGCTTCCATTGTTCTTGAATAAGTTTAATTGTTCCTTTTTGATTGTCATCCATGTATTCATAAATCCATTGTGGAAATTCAACATGATATTCAGTTGTAAAGTAAAGACCATCTTTTTCAATGATGTCTTCTTTTATTCTTGTGTACTTCTTGGACAAGAACAACATTGAATCACCATATTTTGAAAACTGGATTGCATATGCTTTTTGTGTGTCACATCTTTCAACACGCTGACTTTTGTTTAATCTTAATTTCATTATATAGGAATTTCAAGTTGTACATTTTCACGAATTAAAGTGTATTTGGCAACAGAAGTCTTCTTTCTGTTTCCATCTTGGTCAACCCATCTGGTTGCAACACTGGTCATTTCTGTTGGTATGCAGTGACCTTCTTCCCTTAATTGAAATATTGTTGCAGACAATCTGGTGTTTCCCAAATCACGAATTGATTCAAGACTTGTGATTGAACCATATTCAATAAGATAGTTCAGCAGTCTTTCTTTGTGTGTCTTTCCTTCAATCATAATTGATTCATTATAGTCATCATTGTCTTTCTTTTTCTCAAAACAAACATTGATGTGTTTATATTATAATACAAAAGAAGATACCTTTGGACAACTTCCAAAGATACCTTCTTGCAGTGTGCTTGTTTCAGCACTTGTTTGATTAAGCAGTTTTTAAACATAGTACAAAGATTAATTGATTCCCCATCCTTGACCAAATGTTCCACATTCTTCTTCTGGTCTTGCATCTTCTGGTGCAACAACCTTCCATGAACATGCACCTTCAACAGATTCAGAAAAAAGATTTTCTGCTTCATTGTGTTCTTCAATAGTTTTGAAGACATAGGTTGAATAAGATTCAACACCATCACAATCTTGTTGATATGAATTGACATAAATTGCACCATACTTTGCAAGTGATGAATATAATTCAACCAATTCTTCAAGTTGTCTTGTCAGATTTCTTTCTCTTTTCAATTCACCTTCAAGTCTTTCACATTCCCTTGCCTTGTCTTCATACAATCTGACAACTGAATTGTGTAATTCTTTTTGATAGTCCATTTTAAATTTATTTAATTGATTAATATTTACAAAAGTACAAATTGTTTTTAATTGTACAAATACTTAAACAATGAAATGCATAAGTATTTTTTGTGATTAGTCTTAATCACTTGTTATTCTTCAGATGTAGGAATGAAAAAGATGTCAAGTCTGAACATAAGAAAGTAAATTTGCACTTCATAATAAGGTGCATATTCTACTGGGTCAAAGTGTCTAATGCCTATTGCAAGACCTTTAAATATAGCAAGTGCAATTTCTATGTTCATAGATTAAAGAATTGATGACAGACAAGACCATCAGTCTTGTGCCAGATGAATGATTCTGCTGATTGTACATTCTGAACATAGCCTTTTAGATTGTGCCATGCATCAGTGCCAGACAAACTTCTCATATATCTGATGGTGCAACCTTTTTGTTCAGCTACTGATTGAAACTGAAATTGCTTTTTGTGATGCAGATGTCCAAGATGCCATTCATGAAACTTTGTTTCTGACCACATCTTCTTCTTTTCTGATGCCATAAGCAATGGAAGTTCTGCAATCTTTTCATTGTTTCCATGTGTCAAACCAATTAAGTTCTGACCATACTTCACATACTTTCTTGGTGTTGCATCATTGTTGATTGTCACATTGTGATTGTTTCTGAACCATGCATCAAGTGAATCACCAAGATAATATGACCTTTCAAAGTCATGATTTCCTTGCACAATAACAACATCAACATCTGCAACTTGCATCAACTTTTCAATGCCTTCAACAATCAGCTTTCTTCCATTTCTAAATGTCTTCATCCAACGCAAGTCTTCATCTTGTGGTGTCAAATTTGTTGTTGTGTTCTTGTGATTGTCTGAATTGAAGAAATCATTTCCAATTGGAAACAGTATTTTGCTGATATTGTACACTGATGCTTTTTGAATCAAGTCATCAATTGCAGAATGGAATCTTTTTGATGCAATCTTGGTGTCATAATCTTCACCAGTTTCACCATTCCAACACAACTTTCCAAAGTGCAAATCAAAGATGTTGACTTCAAGCATGTAATTGCCACCAGTGTGTGTCCTTTTTATGGCTTTAGGTGAATGATTCTTGAAGTCTTGATGTAGTTCATCAATAATTCTTTTGCGTATCTGTAAAGCCTTATTTTTGACAAGTGATGCTTTGACTTGAAATAGTTCTTCAGTCACCATGTGTCCATCTATTTGAGCAGATACTTCCCATTTGTTGACATTATATTTGTCAACATGGTATTTTTCCAAGTCAACTTCAGCAACATGAAGAAGTTGTTCAAGTGTTTTAATTCTTGAACTTGACTTTGATACAATGTTTAAATGCTTTTTATTTTCAGAAGTTTCAATCTTGTCTGACTGCAACATTGTTTTGAGCAAGTGCAGTTGTTGACTTTTTGGAAGTTTTCTGAATTCTTGTATGTATGGTCTAATTGAATCAGACCATCTTGGTCTGAATTGCATTAATAGATTGCAACAATATCACTTGCAGTTGTTCCTTTGGAATAAACTTTTTTAACTTTTATAAAGTCAATATATGTTCCACTTGCAATGTTTTTTAATGTGATAGTGTCACCATCAGCAGTGTCAATCTTTAAATCACCACCAGTTCCAATATATAAATTTGCAGAATTAAGTGATAAATTTTGTGAATCTGACTTTGTGATTGATTCAGCAATCATTCCTTTTACACCACTTTTGCGAAATATTTTTTTCTCTCTATCTGTTAATGCCATTTTTTATTTTTTACAAGGTTTACAATTCGTTTCAAAAAAAGACAAACACAATGGTGAAACTGAAACCAAAGTGAATGCAACAACCATCCATGACAAATCATGGTGTTGCAGATAATCAGCAACAACATAGACCAGCACACCACTGATTGTTCTTTTTGCAGACCACTTCTTGTTCTTGTCTTTTAATAAGTCTGGAAGAATAGAAATGGCATTCTTTAGAAATTTATTCTTCATATTTAATCTTGTCTTTTACAAAGAAGTTAATGAAGTCATCAATTCTTCCAAAGATTCTGACTGCTTTTTCTGATTCTACATAATTGAAAACAACTTTCAAGAAAGCCATTAATGCAACTATTAATTCAAGTATCATATTTGATTCCATATCTTTTTTTTAATAAGTCCAAATCACATTCTGTGGAAGTTCTTCATCCACATCAACATGAATAAATCTGTTTGATATTCCTATTCTTGTAAACCCAGCAGTCAATAATGCTTCAATCATGTACATTCTTGTTGTAGAATTTTCACATGATAAGTCAACTGCATTTCCAGTCAAGTGTGCTGAATTTTTAACACCACCAATTTTTTCATTGTGTTCTTTGCTTCGCCAAGATGAAGTGATGTGAAAAGGAAATCCACACATTTCCCTTGCAATGTCCAATCTTTCAATCAAATCATGATTCATCAAATCAAAACAATTCACACCATCACAATGAAATTCTTTTTCTGTGAAATATTTAAACTTTGTCACTTTTAATTTTTTTAATATTGTACACAAGTGCTGAAATTAACACTGCAATTGTCAATATGCTTTCAACATCCATAAATGAAAGTGATATTGCACCAAGATTAATTGAATTAAAACCGATTAATTCTGTCACTTTGTTTTCCATGTCTTTTCTTCAAATATAGTTCCAACAATTTCTTGTTGATTTCTCTTTTTTCTTGATTGCTTTTGCAACCTTTTTTTCTTCCAGCCATTATTTGCAACAATTCCAATTTGCAAGTCTGTTCATCCTATTTGTACCAGAAATAGTCAAACCACCTTCAGAATAAGTCTGTGTTTCTGGATTCATATCTGCACCAGAATTTTGATTGTATTCAGTGAACAAAGATGAATTGTTCAACAAATAGTCAATCAGTCTTTCAGAATAGAATTGTGCATTGCTTCTTTCAATGTCCACCAATCGACCAACTTCAGCTTGTGAAAGCGCAGTGATATTGTCAACATTTCTTGAACCAATTGTTCCATTCAGAATCTTGCCTTGTAAGTATGGATAAAAATGCACCAAGAACCACTTCAGTGTTGTCATTCGCACATAGTCATTCAGCAAAGTATCATAATCACCAGAGATTGAACCAGCAGTGATTTTGGTTTTTAAGGCATTAAACAATTCAGTTCCAAGTATCGGTTGAATCTGTGAATCTTGTGCTTGAATAATAGATGGCAACATGTCTTTTTCATCCACACTTCCATCAATGTGTGAATAGGCTTTTATGTATGATGCATCAATGAAGATGACTTGTGCTGATAGTCCCATATTTTTTTAGTCTTTCATAAATGGTGGATTGACCTTTGCATGTTTTGGCATGTCATAAGGTGCAATCGCTTCAGTTCCTTTTTGTCTAATAAATGGATTGTTTCCAACTCTGACTTCATTGTCAAGACCTTCAGATGGCATGAATGTCCCATCTGGATTTCTCTTTCTGAAATATATTCTTCTTATCCAACCATGTCTGCAATAGCATCCACCCTTGAATTCAAACAAATCATATCTTGATTGACCTTTCATTGCGAATTCACCATTGACTGCATCATCAGACATTTTCTGAATGTCTTCAAATGTCCATTCAAGACCAGTGTTTGACCAATCCATCATGATGTCACAAAACTTTCTTGATTTGTTTCCAGCTTTGTTTGGAACATTGTTGGTCTTTTGATATGAATATCTGACTTTGTACATTCCAACATCATGTTGTGATTTTCCATCTGGGTCAGCCATTGATTTTCTTGGCATCTTATTGGTTGCAAACTTGTGCAGATTTTGTTGCACACTTTCAATTTCTTTGACTTTTCTTTCAGCCCATTTGAATCCACCTTCACCACCCCAAAGCAACCACGCTATCTTTCCAGCACTTGGATAACCTTCATCACCTTTCTTGAATCCTTTTCCTTTCTTCACTGATTCTTCTTGTCTGCTAAAAAATGAATACATTCTTTTGATTGTTTCAACAGAAAGATTCTTGCCATTCATTATATCTCTTGCCCTTGCAACACCAACTTCTGTTCCACCCCTTCCAAATTCTTTTCGCATTTCCAGACCTTTCTTTGCTTCAGCCATCATTTGTTTTGTTGGCTTTCTGTCTATGTCATCAATGGTTTTAAGACTGACTTCAGATGCTTTGTCTTCAACAAGAAGTTCCCATTCATCATCATCATTTTTTTCTGCACATTCTTCTAATCTTGAAAGAAAGTATGCAGACATTTCTTCAGTCAGTTTTGGTCTTTCATCTTTTTTTTTTGATGACATTTTTTCCATCAATTGTTCTGATGTGCTACTGAAAAAACCTTTTGCAACTTCTTCTGGTAATTGTAAGAACTGAACAAGGAACACAATTGCTTGTGCTTCTGTCAAGACACCTTCTTGAACCTTTGCAACAATATCAATTGCAGAACTAATCTGTGCGCCATTGTATGATGCATCAACTTTTTCAATATCTTCTGATTCTACTTCATCAACCATTCCACCAACTTCATCTGATATTGTAGCCTTTGCATCTGGAATCACTTCTGTTGCAACTTCTTCATTGATGACTTCTGCTTCTGTGTCTGCAAATTCTGTCTTGAACAAATCAAAAGGTTTAAAGAACAAGTCAAGTGTCATTCCACTTTCAGCCATTACCATCTTTAATGCATCCAATATGACATCACGAAAAGGTTCAATCACTGTTTGTTCAAACAATGCTGATGCAGTTTGAAGTTCTTCTGCATTATTTCCCAAGCCACCACCATCAATGATTCCAAAAAGTCTTGGTGAAACAACTCTGTTTGACACCATTATTTTCTTTTGACATTCTTCTGATAAGAATTGAAATTGCTTGTCTGCATCTGACAATGGCACTGGTGTGATTTCTGGTGTTGTATCTCTACCATCTGAAAAGGTGCAAAGGAATTTTCCACTATTTCTTGAACCAGACAATTCTTGTTCAATAGTTCGTTTTATTTCTTCTCTCTTTTCCCTTGCTGGAATACCATTTGCAAAGTTGATGACAAATGATGGTGCAAGACCATGTTCAATATTTGACAAGTGAAACTGACTGATGTTTGCTTCAAGTTCTGCATAATTCCATGCACCAATCCAGTCTGGTTTTGGATAGTAATAAGAACCAACAGAATTCATCTTTACACACAACACTTGATTTGGATGAATGTCTTTGTGTTTAGGATTGAATGCTGGAAGTTCAGTTGTTTTTGCCCTTCTTCCATCTTCCCAATTGTATGAATGAAAATATGATTTTACTTCACCATCTTCATCAGTGTGTCCAGCCCTCATTGTTTCAAATGGCAAAACTTCAATTTCAGTAATTGATTCCCTATCCAATGAATAAGCAACTGACAAATAAAAACCACCATGAAGTTTTAAATCCATGCACATCAATTGCACATCATTCTTTCCAATCTGTTGGTTGATTAGTTTTTGAAGTGATGTCCATTCTTCAATGTGTTCTGACTTGTCATCTGCATCAAGACCACCACCATAAATCCAAGAAGATATTGAATTGACAAGTGCATTCAGTGTGCTTGAATTTTTATACAACATATTTGTATGTTGTGGAAATAGATTGTCAGAACCATACCAAATATAATCAAATCCTTTCTTGTCTATTTCGCTGGAATCAGTCATGTCATATGATGAACCCATTGCTGAAAACATAAATTCTTTATTATCCATTGTATGCAATTGTTGTTGGTATTGTTAATTCTTCCACACCATTTTCTGAATTCTGGAAATAGTTGTTTTCAAAGTTGTCATTGTGAACTAAAGCCATGCCAACACAAACTGATGCAGTAATTTGTGAATCATTTGGATTTGTTGCGCCAACTGCACCCCAAAACACTTCATAATTATACAAACCAGTTGTGGCAATATTCAAATGGTAGCTTCCAACATAGTCATCAAGATACAAAAAAAACTGTCTGCTTCTTGGAAAATTACCAAGACCATATGGTGTATATCCAAGCTCTGTGAAGTATTCTTTTGATGTTGCTTGTTCTGTCAACTTTATATACCAAGTTGTTTCTGCAACAACCAAAAATGGTGAAGTTGGAACATATTGCACATTTGGTGAAGAAGATGTTGTTGAATTTATAGTGTTTCCATATAATTCACCATAAACATCAAGTGAAAATATATTCTGATAACCATCTGAACTTCTTAAATGCAGCATCTTATTCTAATTCATCAGATTCAACTTCTTTTTTCTTTGCACTTTTCTTTGGTTTGTCTTCAATAAAAAAATGTGGTGCAACATTTTGGACATATTTGAAATCTCTTTCAGTCATAATATCTGACAAGATGATTTTCTTGCCACCAATTTTAAATGATAAACCAATACATTCTTTTTTTATTTTCATAGTATAAAGATAAAAAAAAGGTGATGGAACAAACCACCACCTTCAATTATTAATCAACCAAACAATTTTTAAACTTGTGGTGTATTATATTGCGTTTCTGTTAAAGCTAATTGACCAGTGTCTGCAACATCCCATCTTGCAGAACCAAATGGTGTTTCTGTTCCAAGATTGTATGCTGGTAATGGTTCAGCACCAATCATGCTAACTACATATCCAACATAGTCACCATAAGCAACATCACCACCATGTGCATAAGACCCACCAGAAACTTCAATTCCATTTTCAACACCAGCAAGATAGAAGACACCATTGTTGTCTTCAATAATTACTTGCCACAATCCTTCAACAACATTTTGCATTCGCATCCATGATTCAGTTGAATCATGTGACAAGTGCAATTCAAGTTCAGTTTGGTATGCTATTGCACCACCTTTTCCAGTCAAGATTGTTTGATTAAAGGAAGACATTTGTCTGTCCAAATCAAATTCATAAAAGTCTTGTTGACCAGTCTTTTCATAAGACCATTGGTCACCACACCACACTTCAGTCACATACCCAAATGGGTCAGTTGTGTCAGTTGTTGCAGTGACAACATTCCATATGGCTTCACTACCATAAAAATTAGCAAGAAAAATTCTTTTAATTCCACCAACTTGACCACCACAAAAGTAACCTCTACCTTTTGTTATATTACATCCAGCCATTTGTTTTTATTTAAAAAGTTAAAAAGTGAAAGGTGACTTTGACATCACCTTTCAAAATATTATTCTGAATATGGAATGAACCAAATTACATCAGATGCATTGTTCACACCAACTTGACATCCAACTGCAAAACGCATTGAAATGCGATAGTTGTTTGAACCATCTAATGGTGTCATGTCAAGTGCTTGTGCCATTGAATCAGAATCAGCAGTTCCAATTCCAACAAATAAATTTGATTTTTGTGCAACTAATGCATGACCAGCAGCCATTCCTGGACAAGAAACTAACTTGTAACCAACAAAGTTTGTTTGACCACCATTTGCAGATGCATCATTGTAACCATTTCCAGTTTGACCTATTGCAAGATTGTAAGCAGATATTGTTGCTGGACTTACATATATTGATGTATTTTCAAAGTCACCAACCAATCCACTTGGCATGTTTGCAACAATGTGTCTTAAACCAGCAATTACATTTGCACCATCCAAACCATGTGATGCTGGAAGTTCTGAACCATCAGCATCAGCAGCACCAGCAATTAAATATCTGAATCCATTGAATGAATTGTATGATGAACCATTTGCATTTCCATCCCAGATGTTGTGTTCAATGTCTGCTTGAACTGATTTTGCAACATATAATAGTAAAGCATCAGCATAATCATCTGGAACACCTTGTTCATTTGAATATGCATCACCTTGCCACCACGCTTTTCCAGTTAAACCAGTAGTGTCTGAAACATTGAATGTATTTTTACATAATTCTAAATTGACCATTAAATCAGTAACTTCAAGAACTGCTTCAGTCAATGAAGTTGTTGCAGTAGTTTGAAAATTACATGCAGCAGATTCAATCAAATTTGAAGTTGCCATTACTGGAATGATTGCTTTGTATCTTACACCATCTAAAAGTGTAACATTACCACCATGCAAAGTTGGTGCAGAAATTACTGCTGCATGAATATATGGAAGTGCTAATTCACCACCATAAGTCCATGAACCAGTCCCAACAGTTGGACTTGTTAAATTGTATTGCTTATTTGCCATTTTACTTGTTTTTTACTTTATTAAAGATTGCGAAAATTCTTGAATCAACATCATCTGTTTTTTTAGCTTCAACAAATTTCTTTGTTGATGGTTGATTCTTGAATGTTTTTGTTGCAGACAACTTCTTCACTTTTTCAAGTTCAGTGTTGTGTGCTTTTATTAAGTCAGCAATCTTTAAATCAATTGCTTCAGTAATCATTTTACCAAGTTCATAACCATCTTGCTTTGTCATATAAGATGACAAGTCAATTTCTGGTTTAACTTCTTCAGTTGTTTCTTCAACAACTTCTTCTTTATTTTCAGCAGATAATTCTTCATCAACTGATTCTTCTTTTGCTTCAGAAATTGCAACAATCTTTCCATCTTTCACATCCATGTCTGAACCATCTTCAGCTTGATATGAACCATCTGGAACTGCAATTCTTTGTTCATTGTCACCCATCACAAAAACTGATGCACCTTCTTCAAATGTGTCTGAATCAGTCATGACAATAGTACCATCAACCAACACTTTTTCAGCCATCATTTTGACTTCTGTGTTGCTTTCTTCAGAAAGTTCTTCAGTGAATCCAAGAAGTGCTTTCATTTCTTTATAAATGTTTTCCATGTGTGTGAATTTAATTTCCAATAGTTTAAAGATATTTATTTCTTTTTTTCCTTTCGTTTTGATGATTTCTTTTTATATCCGTTTTCAATCACTTCTTTCATCTTTGGAACAAGTGTGTATGCAATTGTCCTATTCTTGATTGCTGCACAAACTTTCTTTGCAGTTTCTTCATTGCCATATTCCTTCATCATATCTGAAACACAAGTGTCCCAGTCATACGCATCCAGATATGTTGTTTCTGCTTCTTCAATCATTTCTTTTATCATCTGAATTTGTGCTTCTTCATTAGATGATTGTGTTGACATCTGTTGCATTTTATCAGTAAAGAAACCTTCAATGCTGAATCCAAGAACATCACCATTCTTGACTTTGTTCCACACTTCATCATTTTCAACTTTCATTGTAACAAACCAAGTTCCAATTGGACAATGTTCAAATCCATACTTGACAGATTTGTCAACAACTGATTCTTTGACCCATGATTCAACAACACACAATCCATCAATGTCTTTTTCATGTTCATATGTTGCTGATTGTAGATGATTTCTTTTCATGTACAATTCTGATGCTTTCTTGATTGTTTCTTTACTGAACCACACATAATAATCAGAACCATCATCAGCCATTCTGAAAATGTGTTTATTTGGAACAAGTGCTGGTGCAATCAAAAGTCTTTTGTCTTCATCTACTTTTGCAAATTTCAATTGTCTTTTTTCTTTGCTTAATGCAACCCAATATTCATCAATGGCTGGGTCTTCAACTAAACTGATTGCAAAGACACCATCTTGGTCTTCTTTTTCTTCTTCTGAAATAATTAATTCAACTATTTTTGTCATTTTGATTTTAATTTAAAGTGTTGATTTTTGTTCAATTTGTGCATTTATTTGTTGTGCAGATGTGACATTTTGTTCAACCACATATGCTTGAATTGGTTGTTCATTTGTAAAGTTCTGATTGAATTGTTCTGTCAATGATGGTGTGTCTGACAAGTCAACTAATGATGCAGCACTTTCAACTGCTGCTGATGCTGCACTACTTGCACCACCATCATCACCACCACCACCACCACCACCAGCAGTAACTTTGCCACCTTTCAATAAGTCTTTTGCTTTCTTTACATTTGCAACAATTCTAATCATCCCAGCAAGAAATTGCGCAATACCAGCACCACCAAATGTCACTGCATTGGCTGGATTCGCTTCTGAATTAGCAGTCAAAGAAGATATTGCTCTGGCAGTGTCAATTCCAATTTCAGTTAATGCAAAAATTTTATATGCCTTTGTTGATTCATTGAACAATGATTTTGCAAGTGTAAATGCTTGTTGTTCAACTTCCATCTTCTGTTGTGCAAGAAGTTCTGCTGCTGCAAGTTTTTCTGCATCAGCTTGTTTTTGTGCCTCCAAATCTTCTTGTCTAAACTTCTCTTTTAATGCCAGAAGTGATGCTTCATATTCTTCTGTGACAATTAAATCATCAACACCAGCTTTTCTTGCAAGTTCAAGTTTTGCTGCATAGTCTTGTTCAAGTGCAATGAATTCTTGTTCCCTTTCTGTTTGACCAATCAATGCAAGTTCTGCAATTGCATCTTGTTGTTCTTGAATCAAACCATTGGTGTTTGTCAATTGTTCTGACCTTTGACCAGCAAGTCTTTCTTCAATGTCTGTTTGTTCAAGAAGTGCTTGTTGATATGCAGTTTGTAATTCAACACTGTTTTTGTTTGTGTCAAGTTCAAGTTTTGCAATTCGAACTTTTTCATCTGCAACTGCTTGTTCTTTTTGCAGTTGTTCATCCAGTATTTTTCCAAGTTCTTCATTTGCTTTGATTCTTTCTTCAAATGTCAAAGACACATCATCACGAATTTGCCTTTGCAATTCAGCATCCAACTGACTTTGCATTTGTTGTCTTTGTCGCATCACTTCAAGAAGTTCTTCATTCTTCTTTGCATCTGCAAGTGCTTTTCCAGTTTCAATTGCACCAGCAATAGAAATATTTTTCACACCTTCAACAGCAGTGTCAGTTGCAATAGTAACAACAGAACCAATTTCTGTGACTGCTTCACCAAGATTAGAAACAATTTCACTTCCAGCTTCTTTTATTGCATCAGTAGTGTCTGCAATTGCATCTTTTGTTGCACCAATATCTTCTCTTAATTTAGCCATTTTAGCTTCATCACCACCACCAAAAAACGAATCTTCCCAAGCCAACATTGCTGACTGAACACCCAATTGTATTGCATAGAATCCAAGTTTTAAAGGTTCAATCACTAAACTTATTAAACCCATTCCAACTGCTTTTAAGCCTTCAAAGCCTTCAGTTGATTCAGACACTGCATTGTAAACATCTGTGACAACTGATACAACTTGATTGAATACAACACCAATTGTTTCAGTTGCTATTGCAACGCCATCCATCACTGTTTGATTTGACATCATTATGTCTTTAAGAGCATTGAAAGCAGTAACAATCAATCCAATTCCAAGACCTTTCATTGCAAGTCCCATTCCTTTGAAACCTTTTCCAATCTTGCCAATTGCAGTTTCTGTTCCTTTTCCAGTCTTTGCAATGTCTTCAAGATTTTGATTTGTTTCAGCAAGTGAATCTTTCACTGAATCCAAATCTTTTGAAATCTTCTTGACATTCGTTTTAAATTCTATGTCAACAACTATTTCTTCTGCCATTTGAATATGTTTTTAAATTCTTCCATAATTTGGTCATGATGTAGTTTCTGTCTTTCATACCATGTCAGACACTTGTTGTTTTTATAATCAACAACATCAATTCCTTTGATTGCTTGTGGAATGATTAACATTGCACCAGTCCAATATTCAAACATATTGGTCATGTCAATTACTTTTATTTTTGACAAGTCTGCTTTCTTTGATGTTCTTATTTTTATGTGTTCCATTTTGTTGTTAAATAGTTGAATACTTGTTCCCTTTGTGCATCTGTCAATTCAGTATCATAGGCAATCACTTCATAAATTTTACCATCAAATTCTGAATTAACAACTGTGGAACTAAACTTGCCACCACCAACTGCAAACTGGTCTTTTGATGATGTTGTCACACCAGTTGAAGTTGTTGTTTGCAAACCATTTTGATTGTAAAACTTGCAAGTTGAAGAACCATCAAATGTTCCACACACAACTTGTTTTGTTGTTGGTGCAATGTTGTTTGAATCACAAGTTCTGTCACCACCATTATTGCAATAACCTATATGTCCAACACCACCACCACCTAAATCTGAATTTGCTTCACCAAAGATTCCATTTGATTGTCTTCCACGATATGAATCACCAGCAATATGATGACCATACCTTCCACCATCAGATGATGTGTCTGCTTTAAACACAACAAAGATTGTGTTTTCTGTGTCTGAATAATTATACAAGCTGGAATCTAAATTGACCATTCCAACATTAGATGCACCAAATTGAAGGAAAGGGTCAAAAATTTCATCATTGTAAGTTGGAAAAGAACCATTGACAACAACTTGCACATGATGATTGTTTCCAGACTTATCATCCCATTGTTCAACATCAGAAGTGCTTCCAGTGTCAAATGTCAAAGTTGAATAGTCTGATGCATCAAGCCACAACAAACAACCATTAATTGAAGTTGGTGCAAAGATAGTTGAACCAGCAGACCTTCCCATGTTTTGAAGTCCAATCAATGTATATTTAAAATCAATTGTCCAATCCACATCATCCAGTTTAGTGCAACCATTTGTGTTAATTGAAAAACAGAACATTCCATCATCAATATATTGTGAATCTTGAAAGGTTGAAATTCCGTTTACAATTTTAAATTGGTAATTTGAAAAGTCTGAAGATTCTTTTTGTATTTCAATTGTGGTTTCTTTTGCATTTATATTTCCAGAATTGTTTGTGTTTTGTATTACTCCAACATATTTTCTGAATGAAAACAATTGACTTCTGTGTGTTGTTGTTCCTCTATTATGACCCCCAATTGTAACTTCAAAAGTTATATATGATGGATATTGAAGTCTGAACATGTTAGTTCCTTGACTTGAAAAGAACAAGTCATTTGAAGTTCTGTCAAGTGTGAATTCACCATTTTGACCAATCAATATTGTTTCCTCACCAGTTGTCCATCCTTGTTTTATGAATTGACCAGAACCACTTCTTCCAACAGTATTATACAACTTATCTGCACCACCAGAAATAAACACATCACCACTTGCTAATGAAATCCCATAATCACCAATCATGTTGGTATTTTTATGTGATTGAAGTACAAATGTTTTTAGTCTTGTACCATCCAGTTGCATTGAATATGGTTGCAGCTTATTATTGCTGCCAGTTATCTTTGACCTTGTTGTCCCATCAAAAACTAAATTTTCATCACCACTGATTTCCATATGTGATGAATTGATGTCCATTGTATTTTGTGAACCTTTAATTGTTGAAAAAGATGATATGTTATTGTTGTGACCAACAACATGATTCATGATTCCAGTCATGGCATTGTTTCCACCAAGTGAAGAATCATTTTGAATGTCTGGTTTTGGTGGTTTTCCACCATACGGAATATTGTAGCAATTGCCATCTACAAAGGTAAAACCTTGCGCAATACAACAACTCTCTGTTGGAATGACTGGTGTTGAACCCCAGTTATTATTGTCATTCCAAATAGTTGTTCCATCTGCATTTATACCACCAGTAAATGATGCTTCACAATCAATTGCATCTGGTAGAACAAGCAATGGTGACCTTTTAACCTTTATTAATTCAACCTTACAAGTTCCAGTTCCCATCAACGGATAATTGGTAATCTTGTTGATTCTGAAGAATTCATTTTTGACAAGCACAATGTCATTGAAATTCATTGACATGATGTCAATGGAAGTCAAATGAAAATGACCAACTAAAAGTCTTGCATCCCTTGAATATGTTTCTTCAACAAATCTTCTCCAATATGTGTTATAAACTCCTTGTGTTAAAGGATAGCCAAGTTCATATGTGTATTCACCTTGAAATGAAATTGCTTCTGTTGTTGATGTTGGTTCTGCATCTTTCCAATTTTGAAGAACTGCATATTTTGAATTTCCTTGTGAACCACCAGTTTCACCTTCTCTTAAATAATACATTTCACCAACAACTGTTGTACTGTACTGATAACCACAATACCAAGACAACCTTGCACCACCAGCATTCTTGTCCCCTTCTTCATAGCATATTGTATTTTTGAATCCAGTTCCCCAAATAAACCTTGTAATTGTTGGTTTAAATACTGTTTTTATTTCTTGCTTATCTTTTCCAAAGTCATTGTCATTTTGTATTTCAACAGAACCATATATTCTTGATGATGCATTAAAAAACATTTTGTTCCAAGCATCATCAGATTTGTCATCTGTAAATGTCAAATTTTTTGCTTGAAGTTCAACTGTTGGTTTTAATTGTACATCTTTTGAAGTGTCAAGTTTTGATGTCCAGTCCACATCATTTCCCATGTCAATCCAATCTTTGTATGGAATGATTTGAAAGTGTGTGTCAATGAATTCATCTGGAATCACAACCAAATTAAACTTTTTACATAATGAAGTGACAAAGTCAATTGCATTCATGTCTGGCATATTCAATGCAGTTTTGAATGTAAATGATGCATTTAGTCCCATCACTTGAAGTCCATTTGGAACATAGTATGGAAGACCTTCACTTGCTAAAGGTGTAATTTGAAGTTGACCAACTAATACTGTCAGTGTATTTCCAGCAGACGCAGATGGATTCCATTGTTGAAGAACAATTTGATATTCTAATGATGTGTCAATTGCAAGTGATTCTTGAAACCAGATAAATGATGATGCACCAGTTCCATCATCATAAATTGCAGTAAGTGGTGAAGAATAAATTGAATCAACCAAGTTTCCAGCACCATTGACTTCCCAAACCATTAAACGAAAAGTTGAATTTGAATCCAAACCAGTTGATGGTGATACATCCAATGAAATGGTGCATTGAATTTGAACTTCATTCCACAAGTTGTCTGGTGAATATACACTTGTTGAAGTGTCCCAATTTCCAGAAGAATTCAGTGTTGCATTTGAAAATTCAAGTGGAATTGTCTGAAAAAGTTCGCTTGTGAAAGTTTGAGCAGTTTGACCAACTGTGTTTGCATTGATATTGTAATAATCTTGATTAAGAGTATTTATACTATATTCACCATTATTCAAATCCATGTACAAATCAGTGATTTCATTGTCAATGAAATCTGATTCATATGTATATCCAATTTGTTCCATGATGGTGGAAAATATTTTTGAAACTCTCAATTGTGGTTTCAACTTTCTCACATCAATTGGTGACTGGGTCATTTGAATTGAACCAACTTCATCACCACCAACAAACATTGACCCATAATCAAAAAGGGAATAAACAATGTCACCATTCTTAAATGGTGTGACATCTCTGTTCATTGACTCTGTTATGTTGTTAATTGTCATTAGATGGTCATATGTGTCCCAATCAAAAGAAGATAATTTTCTTGCTGATAATAGTTGACCAAGTTGTCCAATGTTATTGAACACAATACATTCATATGAATACGCATCATCATTTTTGCAATAAACATTAACCAATTGCAAATACCCTCTGAATATGTCAAGACCATCTTTTTGAATAGTTGCATTGACTTTTACTTTTGGGTTGTAATTACCAGATTGTGTCACTTCAAAATACTGATTGAAGAACATGTCATTTCTTGGTGTTGATGGCACTCTAAAGTTGTATGTGTGACTTCCCTTGTTGTTTGAAAAGTCTTGTATGTCTTTAAACTGATAATTTGCGTTTACTGGCTGGTCATCAGAAAGTTCTAATATGACAAAATCTGTTTCATAAGTGGGACTACTTGTGCTTGAATATTGAACTTGAGCTTTTATTGTTGTTGCCATAATTTACCACTTTCTGTTTTTTGGATTTGCATAACTGAATTTTAATTCATATTCATACAACCCAGTATTTTTTGAACCTTTCAATTTCATTTCAGTGTTTTCCAAAATTAATGATTGAGCATTAATTGTTGTCACATCATGAATTTCTGGTGACATCATCATGTCTTTTATTTGTTCAATTTCATAAGGTTTTAAGTTATCTGTAAACAATGTCAAATGTTCTGTTGGTCTGACTTCTGTTGTCATCTTTCCACGCTTCGCAACATTTAAAGGATATGCTGCATTTATATATTCATCTGGAACATCAAAACCAGTTGTAAATCTTGGATAAAATGCTTGATTCAATAAAGGTTTTGTGATGTAATCTCTTTCAACCTTCAATGTTTCTTCTTTCTTTTTGTTCAAAGTGATATATTCCCATGCACCAAACTTGTTCATATAAGCAAGTCGGATGTGTTCATATTTGTCACAATATGATACAATATTGAATTTGTACAATGCAGAACAACCAGTAAAAGCATGTGTGACTGGTGCAAGACTTCCAAGCTGGAATGTATAATACATACCACTTATTGGAATCCAGCCTTCAAATGCTGATGGTTTATTTCCATAATATGCTTCAGATGGGTCTAATGGGTCAGGGTCTAATCTGTTAAGATTTTCAAAACCAACTCCACAAATCCGATAAAAATCTGGATATATATTGTCAATATAATTTTCCCAGTATTTTGCACCAGCCCCAAGATTCATTGTGCATGTTAATTGTCCAAGATAATAGTCATCAGATGCTTTGTAATATTTTATTTGAAACGCTTCTGCAACTGTTGCTGGTGTTATGTTACACCGACCAAAAAAAGACATGGTGTGGAATTCATCCTTTCCAATATTTATTTCATAATCAAAGTCACCACCACCAGTTGGATTGTAGTTTGATGTTAAAACTGGCTTTGTTGAACCATCACTGTATTGTCCATATATGTTTTTTAAATCTGGCAATGCACCATAATCTGATTGACCTCTACCTTTGAAAACATAAAGTCTTTTTGATACTTGTGTTGACTGGTCTTTTGTTGGCATTCCTTCTTCAGTAAGTGAATACATTTCATAAAAATTGCAATTCATCACATTTGATACACCTCTGATGTCTTCATATCCAATTACTGCCGTTCCCATCAACATCCCATTTGAAAAAACTTGTACACCAGCATTTCCTTTATATGATGGAAGTGCATGAATATTATATAATTCAGTTGGAACTATTGCTGAAGGGTCTGGTGGATTTGCTAAATTTGAAGAACTGATTTGTGGTGTCACTATTGAATTGATGATTTCAGTCAAATTGAAAACTGCTGAACTGTATATTCCAACTTGTTGTGTTGGTTGCTGAACAAATTTAATTGTTTTCTGTCCACCAGAAGATGAATAATAATCTGTATAATATGTGATTTCACACAAAAATCTTAAATTATAATTTACAACATTGTTGCTTTCAATATAAGCCATGTTTTCACCAGTGGATGAAATAAAATTGTCATCATTTATTGTAACTGTTGTGATTGCCATTATTTTAGTCCTTTTTTTAATGATTCGTTTATCCAATCAAGTGCCATTGCAACTGCTACTTCACCACCTTCTTTTGGCACTGCTTGTTCAACTGCATCAGCAAAGTAATTGACTGCTGAAATACCTTTGGTTGCAACTGCTCTACCAAGAACAAATGCAAGTTGTTTTTTTGCAACATCAGTGTTCTTTGAAAACTTTCCAGTTCCCATTTCACGCAGTTTAATTGGTTTGCTTTCAATCCATCCAGCCATGACACCTTGTGGAAGATTTCTTGACTTGAATCTGAATGGTGATTTTTTTGCACTTGGTTTTGTGCTTTCTGAACCTTGAACACCTTGTTCAATAAAAGATGCATAATCAACAGATGAAGTAAGTTCAAGTTTAAAACCAGAACTGAATTGACCACTTGAAGTTCTGTTTTGTTTTATTCTGTAACCAAGTGAACTTCTTAATGCACCAGTGTTATCAGTCACACGCTTCTTGCCATCAATTGTTTGTGATGCACCAAGATTGATTTGTGCTAACTTGACAACCCTTGCACCAAGTTTGTTCATCTGTTGTTTAGTAGTTCCTATCATCTATAATTCAACCATTCTATTGTTGTCAATATATCTGCATCATTCATTGCACTATCTGTAAAAAAGAATTCAGACATGTAGAAATTGCAAAATCTTGTCACCCCTTTTGAACCAATGTAAAATTTACCACCATTTAAATCAAAACCAGATGTTGTCACTTTCATTTGTTCCAGAGCATCATTTGTGTAATAACATTCAATAAATGTTGCAGCAGCATCAAATTTAATTGCTAATGTTAAAGGTTGCATTCTTCTGTGTGCAGTGTCAATGTTTGTTCCATTTGTTGGACAGATAGGAAATTCAGAAAGACTTGTCAATGCATTTTGCAATGCAAGTTTTCCACTTTGATTTGAAATATTAAGTATGACATCAGTTGTTCCAGCACTATTTTCAAAAGTCAACAAACTTTGTGAAAATGCATCTGCACCAAATCTTGAAAAGTCTTTTATTTTAATAAAGAAAGTATATTCAGAACCAGTCAATCCTTGATGTTCAAGATAGCATTCTGTGTTCACTGATGGGTCATTAAAAAATAAACCATTTTTAATTTTATCAAATGTAAGTGATTGACCAGTCAAAGTCAGTGTGTCACTTCCAGCAAGAGTATCTTGATAAGGTGCAACTGAAGAAACTTCATTTCCACTATATGCAAAAATGTTTGCAGTGTTTAGCATTGAATACCATGCATATGATGATGGTGTTCCAGATGGCAATGTTGCAGTTTTATGATTCCATATTTCAGAATTATAATATGGAATAGAACATGCACTTGATTCATTTGGTGTGATTACATTAAATGTTGTAGTCCAACCAGAACAATTGTCTGGTTCAGTGTCAATAAATGGCTGACATACCACTGGCACATCCATTGAAATATTAGTGTCTTCATTTATGAAATACTTTCCATCAGTCAGTTCTTTGCATATATCTTGAAGAATAAGCAATGAATCAGACAAACAATTTGCTTCATGTCGCATCTTATTGGATGAAACATCATATCTGTCAAACACTACCACATCAAAACCATATACAATTGTTTGGTTGTCAATAGCAGTTCCAGTTGGTGTCAAGTGTAAAGCTGGATATTTGGTAAACTTATCCTTGTCAAACAAATCAATTTCACCATATGTAAATGATTGAATCTGTTGATGTCTGTCACATATTGCATCAAAATATGCTATAATTCCTCTGTATGTAATCATCTTTGATTTTGTTTCTTTTTCAACTCTTTGTTTCTTTCAATCATCTTGTCAGCATCCAATGACATCTTTGTCAAACATAAATTCAATGGCAATTTTGTGATGCTATCAAACTTTAACAAATCACCAGATGCAAGGTTATCAATTACATTGAACCAACCATAGTTGCTTCCTACACTTCTTTTTCCACCTTTTTTGAATACTGTTGGAAATGCTGAAGTTGTGTTTTCCCTAAATCCCAAAAAAAAACTGCAATTGCATTTCCTACATTGATTGATAATTTTTTAAACTTTTGAGAATTTGAATAATGGACATCAGTGTCATATGGTTCAATATTATATCTGTTGCCTTGTGTTTGAATTATTGGTCTGTAAAGAACAGACATCATTCCAGCAAAGTCATTTTCTTTTGCATAAGTTTCAACATCTACAAATTCACCCATTGTCATTTCATCAAGTTTTGGATGAAATCCATACACTGTTCCTTCAATGTTAATTTTGTTGATGATTTCTTTGTTGATTGGTTTGCTGATTAGCTTTTGCAGAGTAGTTTGAATCTTTTGCAAATCTTTCATTTTCATCACTTCAACCACTTCTTCAGCAATTGAACACAATGTGCTGATTGTCTTGACAACAATTTCTTTGTCATCCTCTAAATGATTGACTGCTTGTGAATATTTCACAAACTTTTCAATGCTTACATCTTCCCATTCTGTTGGAATTGATATTTCAAAAGTTTTCTTCATTTCAATAGTTTAAAGGTTGTTTTTAGTGAATTTCCTTTCAAAAAGCATACACACCATAATTTCCTTTTACTTCATACCACATTCGCATCATCAAAGCATCTGCAAAGTCTGGTGACCTTCCAAGCAATGATTTGATTGTGTCCTTTGGTATGATAGCAAGTTTCTGTGTGTCTTTGTCAATTTTATCTCTTTTAATGATTTCAAGTTCTTCAATGATTGTCTGTTTGTGTCTGGTGTCTTTGATTGCAATCTTGCCAGTGTTGACCATTTCTGCAAGTTTAAAAAAACATTGTGTCTTTAGGTTCTGAAAGTTTTCTGACTTTAGTGCTTTACTTCCATTGACAAATCCTTTGCAACCAGACAGACCATCTTTGACACCACCACCAACACCATCTTCATCAACAATTATATGTGACCTTTGCACACTATTTTCATGTGACATTTGTTTTATTGCATCAATTGTTTCTGTCACTGATGACTGATTCTTTGCAACTATCTTTTCAGCATTTAGACCATTCCAAAGAATGATGATGGTTTTATCTGCACCGAATCTTGCAACATCACAAGTAATGTGTTTCATACCACCTTCAACATTGTTTGTGAACATATCATGAATTGAATCATAATCAAATAAAAGTGCATCATCTTCATTGTATTCCCAGTCACCAAGAAGAAGTCTTTGTCTTGACACCTTGTCCAGCTTTTCAAGTTGCTTGACATAGTGTTCTGAAATTGCAGTGTTGTCAGATACAAGTGACTGAATGAATTGTCTGTGTTCTGGCAATCTGTTTTCTTTAGATGGTTTATAAAATTCAGAATACAACCATGACTTTGTTGGATTGCATGTCATCAATGTTTTTGGAATCAAACCAAACTTGTCCAGCTTGAATCTAATTCTTGAATTCAATATGTTGATTGCCTTGTGTGATACTTCTGCACATTCATCAACAAATGCATCTGTGATTTCAAGTCCACCAAGTGATGTGAAGTCTGGGTCTGATGGATATAAGAACAAGTCTTTCAAATATATGATTGAGCCATTAAAGAATGTGATTGTTGATTCTTGTGCATTGTATGTAAAATCTTCATTTGGTTTAAGACCAACAAAGTCTTGTGCAACTTCAAAGAATGTGTTTAGTGTTGTTGCTTTTAAATTCTTCAACTTACTTCTTCCAATCACACTTCTTGTTTGTGGATATTGAAGTCTTCTGTGTATTTGCCATAGACAACCAGTGAATGTTTTTGAACCACCAGCACCACCCCCAAACAATATTTCTGTGGTGACCTTATCTTCAAGATAAGCAAAACAGTCTGCTTGTTTATCAAACAAATCAATGTCAATTGTCTTTGGCATTTAATCTGTTTAAGTTTATGACAATTGATTTATCAGTGATGTCTGCTTTGACTTCTGTTCTTGATAGCTTTGGAACAATATATTCAGACATCTTCAATATTATTTCCAATGCTCTTTCTGGGTCTTCTGCTGCCACATCAGACAACCACACTTTCATGTTGTCAAGGTTGTCTTCAACAAGCATCTGAAAAGCATTTCTGATTTCAGCAGTTGTTTTGTTTGGAACACCCTTTCTTGAACCAGCAAGTTGATTTCCTTTTTCAAATGGCATTTTTATTCTTCAAATAGTTTGTAGTAAGCAACAATGGTTGCAATCAAAATTGGTACTAATAAAAATATGTATATCATAATTATTACTTTATGTCATTTTGTGTCACTTTCTCATGACTTGGTTTTATTTCTTCTGGAATAATATCATCCATAGTCAGTTTAGTTTTTCCATTGTCAAGTTCAGACATTAGATTGTTTGCAGTCTTTAAAGACATATCAAGTGCATAACCTTTGCAAATTCCTTGCACATAGTTAACAACACCAATTTGTCCTTCAAACATTTGTGAAATTATTGTCATGAAATCCACTTGTCCATTTTCAAGTCTTGGATATTCTTTTTCAACTTGCTTTTCTGCTTCTTCTTTAATAGCTTGTTCTGTTTCTTGAACAATTTCCATATGCTTTTCATTGTCTGGATTGAAGTCTTTCATTGTGCCTTTCTTTTAGTAATTGTTTATATTGTTTTTTATCACCATACTTCAAATGACATTTTCTACACAATGCCATAAGATTATCAATAGTGTCTTTAAGTTTTGAACCACCAGCTTGTCTTGGTTCAATGTGATGAATATCCACTGCTTCTTTTCCACACATTTCACAAGGAACAAATTCACCAAACAATGCATCAAAATAATTCAAATATATTTTAGTATGTTTCTGCATCAAGTTTATCTTTGATTCTGTCAATAGTTCTATTCATGTATTTTAAATAGAAGATGTCAAATTCAATGTCTTTTTGCTTGTGTTGTTTCCAATAAACATAGAGAACTGCTCTCAATCTTTGGGATGGTGTTTTTCCATCTGTCTTTTCTGCATCTAATTTAAAGCCATCTAAAGCATCCAATTCTTCTTGTGATATATTATCACTTGAAAGATACATCAATGCTTCTGACTTTCTTAAATCAAACAATTTGACTGCTGATTGTGTGTTCAGTTCATATGTTCCCATCACAATCTTGACAGAACCATCATGTCTTGTTGCAATTGTTTCGACGCTTACTGGTAAAACTAATTTTGCCATGTCTTATTTTTCGTATTCTTCAACAATCTGTTTCATTTCTTTCA